GCCGCCGAGCGTAAATCCCAAAGTCGATTCCCCGTTCTTGGTAAGGCGGAATCCATAAATCGGATAGCCCGAAGCGTTCCAGTCGGCGTTCGTGCAGTTGAAAAATGAAAATTCGTTGTCGTATTCGTAGCTTATTCCGTCCCAGCTTTCGACCTCGTATTCGATCGCGAGCGAAAACGGCAGCGGAATGACGACCGACGTCCAGTTTGCCACGCGCAGCTTCCCGCGATTAAACCACAATTGCCCCGCACCCATCTTCGAGAGCATGAGCGCTCCCGCGTCGGTTTCCTGCGCTATCTGCGCGGCGGCTTCCGCCGCGTTCTTCGAGGCAAGCGCGTTTGATTCCGATTGTGCCGCAGACGTTGCCGACGCCTGCGCCGAGCTTGCCGAAGACGCCGCATTCGTTTCCGACTGCGCGGCGGCAGAAGCCGAGCCGGACGCCGCCCCCGCGCTCTCCGCCGCCGCCGTCTTGTAGCCCTCGGCTTCCGTCGCGCTGTTTGCCGAATTTGTCGCCGCCGTCTGCGCGCTTTGCGCGGCGGCTTGCGCCTGCGCCAGCGCGTCTAAAACCTCGTCTCGGAAGTCTTCGCCTGGTTGGTAGATTCCCGCGTATCCGTTTTCAATAAGGTCAAAGTAGATTCCCTGAGCGGTTATAAGGTTGTTGTTTGCATCGAGCAAGATTACCGCCATAAGGTAGTTGCCCGCATCCCCCGCAGTGCTAGAACTGTTGAATGAAACGGTTGAAACCGTCGTCGTCTCCTCCGCAAAAAGCGGCTGTTCGTCGGGCGACACTCCGCGCGCGTACACTTTCTTGGCGTATACGCGCAGTTTAGCCGCGTCCGCCGTCGAGAAATCCTCGTCGCCGTTTTTGTAAACAAAATTGAAAACCACGTTGTCGCCGCGAAAAAACCGGAAAGAATTTTGCGGGTCTACGGGCTTTTGTATGTCAAGCGTTAGGTCAAAAGTCCTGTCCATTATCAAAGGAAATGCCGCGTCGCAAGCGGCCTTAAAATGTTTTCAACCGCCGCCATATCCGGAGCGTCCCTGTCGTCGTAAAACTGCGCGGTCGCGATAAGAGCCGCTTGTTTGACTTGCGCAGGAACACCGTCAGGCTGTTTGGTTTTGTACGAAATCTTTATTGGCGCGAAAATGTCCGCGCTCGTTTTCGGCTCCGCAAAATACGCGCGCGGAACGAAAAGCGAGGCGTCCACCAAAATCAAATCCGCCGGAATCGTTTGAAGCGTCCCCGCCGCGTCGTAGTACGAAACGCCGACGAGCTCGTCGAAATCCGCACGCATTAACTCCGCGTATCCGCTGCCGTCGGGAGAATAGCTCGCCTCGACAGTCTGCGGTCGAAAGCTCCGCCAGAGGAAGCTTTCGCAGAACGCAACCGCCGCCTCCGCGCAAGCCGAAATCTTCGCGTCGTCGTATTCGTCTATAACGTTCAGTTGCGCTTTCGCCTCTTCGAGAGTTATGAGCGTCTGCGCCCCGCTCTCGCGGATTGTCAGCCCCTCAAACCTCATTGGCTTTCGATTTTCTGCCGCGCTTCGGGGTGGCGTCGGCAACTTCGGCGTTCGGGTTGGCTTCCGCCGTTTCGATTGTGGCGGGGCGCGGCTTTACGATTTCCGCCTTGCCGGTTGCCAAAAGAATCTTGGCCTCCCGCGGGCTCAAAATCTGCGCGTCAAATTCATAGCCGATTCTTGCGGTTTTGCCGTTTACGACAGTTTGCTTTTTTATTTTTAAAATCATTTTGATGTCTCCGGTCTCCGGTTTTAGTTAAAAGGGGGACGGGCGGAATCCCGCCCCCCTGCGTCAGGAGAAAAAACGCTTAGCCCTCATCTCCCGACTAGGCGACAGCCATCGAGAGGACGCTGAATAGGTCGGGGTTGCCGAGCTGCGCGTCAAAGAAGCCCTCCGCAACCAGATTCACGGCTCCGTTTATCGACTGCGTGTAGGGGTCGTATATGAGGCCTATGCCGGCCCACTGCCCGACAAAGAGCGAATCCCACGCGCCGAATATGAGCCCGCTGCCGACATTGTTTGAAACCGCCGCTTTCAGCCCAGCCAGCGACTTCAAGCCATCGGAGTTGAAGAACTCGCTCATGATAAACTGGAAGTTGTTCGAGCTTTTGAGCGTGCTCATGAGAGTTGTCATAAGCGTGGCGTTCAGCGCAAATCCCGAGCGTTCGATGTCGAAGTCTTTTCCGGCAAGGTCGGCGACAAGAGCGAGGATTTCGCCCCAAGTCGGAGAGTTCGCGGTAGCGACGTTCGATGTGTTGACACCCGTGACGTTCGGAATGCCGACAATCGACGCGCTCGACGCGCCCTGAAAAACCTGCTTCTCGAACCCGACGAGGATTGACTTCATCAGGTTGTTGATGGCGAAGTCCTGTACAGACGGCGCGGACTGCATGATGAGCTGGTTGGAAAGCTGAGTGTAGGCCGCGAAACGTTTCGGCGAAAGCTCTACCATGTTCAGCGTCGGGTCAAGCGAAGTTGCCGCCGCAGTCTCCGTTATGGGAGCGAGGTCACCGCCCGCGCCCGTCTGCGTGGAGACTTTCACGTTTCCCGCGAGACCGTCGAAAACGTTTGCCCCGAGCTTGGGAAGCACAAGGCGGTTGCGGAACATTTCAAATATGGACGGCCACGCCGTCGAACTCACGGTGTCACCGTCTGTGGATGTCACGCTGGTTGCGCGCTTGTGCATTTCGCGCTGTTTGCCGACAATCGCGCGTATCGCAGATATCGGAATAACGTGCGCTTTGCTGTCGAAGTATACGTTCGACATGCGGGCTTCTTTTGCGCCTTCGGAAAAGACCTCCGCTTCAACGCCGTCGACAGCACGTTTATCTCCTATAAGTCTAAGCGCTCGCCCAAGCGAGAACTTCTGGATGTCGCGCAACTCCGAGCCTTCAAATCCCTTGCCTTTCGGAGTGGGATTGACTACCGCCGCGCGAATCTTCGCCGCCCTTTCCTGCGCTTCTTTGAGCTTGGCGGCGCGCTCGCATTGCGCTTCAAGCTCCTTGCTGATTTCGTCAGCGCGCGCGAGTTCGGCGTCATAGCTCTTCGCCTCCTCCTCCGTCATCGCGCGCCCCTCGTCCTGCGCTTTCTTGAAAATGGCTTCCGCCCTTTCAATGCAGCCCTTTCTTTCCTCTTCGAGTGTCATCTTTTATCCTTTGTTGATGTTGTATTTGCGTTTCAAAAGTCGAAGCCGCGCCAAGCGCATGAAGTTTTCCCTGCTCGTTTCCGCGCGCTCGCGCTTCCGAAAGTCTTTCAGCGAACGGCTCGCAATCGCCGTATCCGGATACGCCGGATTCACAACCGGCGAAATTTCGTACAAAATCCCTTTAAGCACTCGGCGCGTGAGCTTGCCGTCGCGCTCAAACCATTCGTCCTCTGCGGCTGAAAAACCGAAAGACATTCCCTGAATGTTGCCGGCGGCAATGTCTTTAATGAGGTCTTGCGCAAGCGTCGTTTCGGGCGGCGTAGCCGCAAAATGTATTCCGTCCGCCTCCCGCGTAAGCTCGAGCCTGCCGGAACTGCGGCGCGCGAGCGGCTTGTCCCACTCGTGAGAGAGAAGCATCATCACCTCCGCGCCGCTGTCCAGCGTGCCGTCAAAGGCGTCCGCAGCTATGAGCTCTACGAACTGTGCGCCGTCCTCGTCCAACAGAAGCGAAGGGCTATCAAACGGCACCGCGAGCCCCGCGAGCTGTGCGGGCTTTCCGTCTTTGGCTTCGCGGCATTCGAGTTTCGAGCTCAAAAATCTGCGTTCAATTTTCGTTTCCATTTTCGGAGCCTCCCGAAATTTGCGGCCGCGTCGCGGCCTCTATCGGCTGCATGTTCACCTGTATATAATGCTTGTCTCCCTCGGGGCCGACGAGCGGCAGGTCTTCGAGAGACGCAATCGTGTTGGGCGTAATCGAGCCCATTTGAAAGAGTTTCGCGTAGTATTCCGCGCGGTCTTTCATCGAGCCGCGCATCAGCCCGCGCAAATCCGCGCGCACGCACTTTCCGCGCCTGCGCTCCTCGGGGGAAACGAGTTTGTTTGTTAGCTCGTTCTCGAAGAGCCGCGCGCGGAATAGCATTGTGCTGTAAAGGAAATTTCTGTTTTGCTCTTCTTGGCTGGCGTAATTGGCTTTTTCGCCGTCTCCTAATTGGTAAGACGGAACTCCGAATATCGCCCCCGCGTCGCGTATAGCCTGTTTTTTGAGGTCGACAAATTCCGCGTCTTTGTTCGTCATGCGCGCCGATACGTATTTGAGCCCTTCCTCGAGAATCATAAGGGCGCCTTCCTTTTTCCCTCCCGTGCGGAATTGCCCCAAATACTCCTTCAAGCGCGCGTATGCGTTGTCCGTAAGTTTCGCGTCTGTCTGTAATACCCCCGCCGTCGAAACGCCGTTTTTGAAAAGGTTGTACGCCTCCCTGTCCAACGCCTGCGCGAGCGCAATCGGCGTGTTCAAAATCTCCTGCGGGCGCATCGTATGCCAATACGGATATACCTGCCCGAACGGGATGATTATCAGGTCGCGAGATGAAACGCGCTTGCCGCGCACGTTGAACTCCAAGTGCTGGTCTGGCTGGGCGTAGTCGTCGAGCCAGTAACTGACGTCGTAAGACGGCACTTGCACGAGCCTTACGGGTTCGCCGTAGACGTTGCGCTCTATATGGGCGTAGGCGCACCCCGTGAGGCAACTGTGCGATTCCATCGTATGGAAGAACTCGACGGCGGTAATCTGACCGTCGGGGGAGTTCGTTAGCAAATCCGCAAGCCAGTAGTCCGAGCTTTCCACGCGCTCGCGACCGTTGCGCTCTACCACCGCAAACGGAATGTTTGAAAGCGTCTCTCCGCGTATCCTGACGGCGGCGAATATAGACGCCACCCCAAGCATTGAATACGCCGATACGTTCAGTCCAGAGAGCTTCCCGACGCCCAAAGCCGCCGACATTTGCGACAGCGCAAAACCAGCCTCAAAGCTCCGAATCGCGAGTTTCTCGAGGTTGGCTCCGCGCCTTAAAAATGAAAAAAGCCCCGACACGGGGCTTATTACCAAAAATTAAAACAGCAAAAACAAATCAGATTTTGCTTTCATTTGCTTTCATTTGCTTTCGTTTGCTTGCGTTTGCTTGCGTTTGCTTTTTTTCCCACTCGATAATTTCCGAAAGGCGGGCGCGTTTTCCCACAAAAGGCGCGCCGCGAATTTTCAGCTTATCAATATAACTTCGCGAAGACGGAAGCCCGAGTTTCCAAAGCTCGTATTGAAGTTCTTTCGCCGTCAAATATTTCTCGCTATCTAAATTTTCCATTCCCGCCTTTCGTCGCTATAAGAATCTTACCGGACAATCCGCTATTATCTTTGATTTATCCGCCCCATTCTGCATTGATACAATCGCGTTTACAAGACCCGCTATTCCGTCTATGCGCTCGCTCGAACGCTTCTTGTCAGGGCATATGTTGTTGTTTTCGTCTCGGCGCAAAACGACGTTCCCCGCGCACCACACCATCGCCTCGTTGCCGTTATGCGTAAACTTTTCTTCAACGACCCATTCCTCCAACTGCGCGCACGCGGGCGAAAGAGTTTTGAAACCCTGCCGCACAGCGAGCGTATTTACGCCCTCCGACTGCAAGCTCTCCGCGATGTCGCCCGCGTGCCACGGGTCATACGCCACGCACATGATGTCGAATGTCTTTGAAAGAGACATTATTTTTTCAAAAATCTTACCTTTGTTTATGTACCCCTCGTCTTCAAGCTTTACAAAGCCGCGCTCGCTCCATGCCAAATACGGGACTTTATCCTGCGTCTCGCGCCGTATGGCAGATACTGCCGGAACGTAAAGATAGGGCAATACATGCGGCTTTGGGATTCCGTCCTGCTCCGGAAACAGCAACACAAGGGCCGTGAGGTCGCGCCTGTCTGACAAGTCCATGCCCAAATAACACCGCTTGCCCGAGAGCTCGCCAAGCTTGTACTGCCTTTCACACTTGCACCATTGCTCTACGCTAAGCCAGTTATCCTCCGCATTCGTCCATAAGTCGAGCTGCTTGTTCTTAAAATTATTAAGAGTGCGCGGGTTTATCACGGCTTTCTCGTATTCAAGGCGCATTGCCGAAAGGCTCTTTGACAATCCAAGCGCTGGATTTGCCTTGTGCCAGTTGCGCTCGTCCTGCCAGTCGTCGCCGTCGTCCAGCGTGAATATCATAGGCAGATACGAATCCAGCTGAACCGTACCCTTTAAAATATTCTCCGCCCGCTTGCGCTCGTCGTAGCAGCTCCCGAATGTATTCCATCCCGCCGTCGTGATTTTGAATACGAGCGAATACGCGCGCGCGACGCTCCCAGACACAAGCGACGAAAGGCTCATGTCGTCTCGCGGCTTAAATAAATGGTATTCGTCAGCCAAAATAAAGCTCGCGTTCTTGCCGTCGAGTAGGTCGCCCGTGCTCGGAAGCGGCTGAAAAAAGCTGCCGCTCTTCGGGTGGCGGATTTCGCCACTTCGGTATTCAAGGCATTTGCGATATCGCGCGTTCGTCTTGCTCATCGACTTGAACGCCTTCCACGATTCCCCCGCTTGCTTCTCGCTTGTCGCAAGCGAATATACTTCCGCCTCTCCCTCTCCCGCGCTCGTTAAAAAATATCCCGCTATCCCGCCAGCCTCCCAGCTCTTGCCATTTTTCTTGGCGACTTCCTTGTACGTCTCGCGAATTCTGCGCTCTCCGGTAGCGCGGTATTTCCAGCCGACTATCTGACCAAGAAAAAATTCCTGGTCGGGGCGCAGGATAAAATCCTGCCCGCGCAAAAGCCCTTTCGTGTGCTTGAAAATCCCGTAATAACGCACAAGGCGTTCGTATTCGTCCACGTCGAAAAAAAGGTCTTTGCGCTTCAAATCTTCCAAGAAGCGGCGCGCCGCAAGGCGTATGAACTCGCATTGCAAACGCTCTCCGCCCCCGTGCGCCGCCATGTCCGCCCACTTGTAAGCGGGCGTACGGCTAACCCTCGAAATATCTGTTACGGGTACTTTCATCAGCAAAATTCCTCGGCCTTTTCCTCCGCACTCTGCGCGCGCCTCTGTTTGCGCCGCCCCGTTCCGGTCTCGCTCTTCACAATCTCCGCCAAGTCGAGCTTGATTTTATTCCGCGCGTCAGGCGTCAATCCGAGCTTGGCAGCGCATTGATGTATTTGCTTCTCTTGCATTGATATTGCGTTCAATATCGGGTGGAGCATGTTCTTTCCGTTGCCCGCCATCGGACTCTTGCCATTAGTCAGCTCGAAGTATTTTTTTAATCGAACGCAACTCTCCGAATAAATTGCAAGCGTTGCGAAATCGAGCTCAATGTCGATTTTCGAACCGTACTTTTCCGCTATGGCGTCGAAGATTTCTTGCGCCTCCTCCGAGATTCCAAGATATTTCGTTTTTGATTTTTTCATTACAAATATTTCTTTAAGGCGCTCTTTATCAAAAGTTTTTCTTCTGGGATTATACTTTTAACATCGCAAGCGAACTTATGCCAATCGACATTCCTTTCCAATTCCGAATTGTGGTTGATTTTTCCTACCTTCCAAAAATCGACAAAAGGCGAAAGCTTTTCCATTACGTACAAAGCCTCGTCTGGATAGATGACGGGCTCCACGGAAACCCACGTTGGAATTGCCATATCGTGCGCTTGCTTTATGGCATCAACCCTATCAGCTACGCTTGCCGCGTTAGGCTCGAACTTTCTCCGAGAACTTTCTTTACAGAACAATAGCGTTGTCGCAAATTTCCATTTATTTTTTTTCATCAAATCAAAATCTCTTGCCGCCCGCGTTCCGCCTTTCGTGAGAAGTTGAACATTGATTGCGTAATAATCGAAGATATCCAAAGCTTCTCTTGTTAATGTATTGTCTGTCGGCTGATATGGGTCTGTTGTGAAGCAAAGCAAAACTTCTCTATTGTCGGAAACAGAACGCATGTACTCGCAATCCTTTTTTAAAAAATCCAGAACTCCCTTTCTTTCCGATGCCGAGGAATGAAACGCCTCCGGCTTCATTCGTAAACATTTCGGAACGTAACAATACGAGCATCCATGAACGCACCCTTTATAGATATTTACGGCGAGCTGGGAGTATTCCAATGCTGCCCCTCTTGGTTCGTAGATTATTTTCATATTTTGTTTTTATTTCTTGACTAATTTTGCGCCGATATAACGGGCGTTATTTTGTGGAAACGCTTCTTGCATTTCTTCTATAACATACTGAAAATCAATAGCTTTTTCAATCAAAATCTGCGCATTGTTAAAAATATACGGAGCCGCGATTGTATTCGGAATCTTTGATGCGAGATTTCCGAATATATGTCCTTTCGCCAATTTAGAACACGCTCCGCCCGACATCTTAACCAAGCCTATTGTAAAAAAAACTACTATGTCTTTTGTTTTATTATTTTTTAATAAATTAAAATAATGGCCCCACGGCTCCCCATACGTGTCTATATCGACCACATCGTAACTGCTCGGTTGCTCCAATATTCGCGAACTGTCTATTTTAAAAGTTTTGGATTTATCAGGCTTTACGTCAAATCCGACATATTCCACGTTTGGAAATTCTACCATTAAATTACTCCATATTACCCTGTCTCCGGCGCAACAATCCATAACCTTTATTTTAACTTTGTTCGCAAAATATTTTTTAAGAAAGAATCTGCGAAGATATAATTTAGGCGCCAAAAAATAATTGTCAGTTTTCGCTTGTTTTTTCATAGACAAAGGTATGCTCCAACATTGAAGGGGTAAGGGATCCCGCGAACTCTATTACCTTTTGCGCATCTTTTATTTGTTCAACGGGAAAAGACATTACAATAATAACATCCTTTGGCGGTGACTTCGCCGCGATTTCTTTTAAATAAGCTTTCTCAACCGGAGCCGAGAACTCTATACCGAACTCGCTCATGTCTATGCCGCTCAATTCCGAAAGCTCTCCTTTCAAAAGTGCGTCGTCCCATTCGGACATCTCCGAAACTTTGTTGTCTGTGATTCTATACGCTTTCACCTGCTCGTCCGTCAACCCTTTCGCTACGATACAAGGTACCGTCTTCAATCCGAGTTTCTTGGCGGCTTTGTATCGAGTATGGCCACAGATAATAATGTCGTTCTCGTCTATTATTATTGGCGATTGGAACCCAAACTCGCGAATAGAATTTGCCACGTAGTCAACCGCATTGTCGTTTTTTCGAGGATTTCTTTTGTAAGGGACAACCTCATTTATTTTCTTTTGAATTATATTTTTAGCATTTTCTTTCATATCGTTTTGACTTTTTTTTAATTTAACACTATGGCATTGTACGTTATCTTTTTGTTTTAACATCTCCACCCCTATAAGCCCATATACATTCAAGAGAAGATTTTGCCGTTTGGTAAGGAGGCGCAAATCGAAAGAAAAACTACCCCCTATCCCCCTCGTCCTCTCCGTCCTACCACCCGAGCCGCCGCTGTAGGGGTGATACCACCGGCGAGAATGCGCGATAAGGCGTCAGATTTGCCATGTAGAGCGTCGTGGCAGGTCTGGCATAGTGACAATAGGTTCTCTGGGTCAAACAAGCGTGTAGGCGATTTTTTCACGTCATCAATATGATGAACACATACGGAAGGCGCATAGCTTCCTGTCAAACTGTGCCACCCGAAAGGGTCTTCACATAATGGGCGTTGCAAACGTATCTGCATGGACAACCTCGACCACGTGGCATTGTGATGTTCCTCGCTCATTTATATCCTTTTGCATTTATCATTTCACTCCTCCTCTTCTTTCAGAATCGCGTCGCATTTATCTACTATGGATTGGTCGATTGCCGAAAGCTTTTTGAGGCGCGGCCGACGCTCGGCAAGCATGTAGCGTATCCTCTCGATTTCCTCGCGGGCAAACAAAATCGGAACATAGTACTGCGTACTTCCGATTTTGCCTTCAATCATACAGGGAGCCCCGCACATCGGGCAGTTTGCCCGCCTTTCAAATTCTTCCGCGACAGTATTGATCTTTTCAGAAAGCTCGCCCAACAAAAACGCGGATTCTCCGTTCCACAAATCTTTCATTTCTGCGTAAAACCGGATTTCATCCCCGAAATCTCCCGTTTCTATTTTTTCCAAAAGTTCGCGGATTGCTTTTTGTTCCATGAGCGCGTTTCCAACTGCTCCATTAAAATCAAGTTTCATTTCTTCACCTCCAAAACTTTGAATCCTATCGCCAGAACTTCGGGGTTTCCCCGCTTCATCTCTGGATTGATTTTTTCAAAATAGTCGAGAAATTCCCGCTTGTTTTCAAAGCCTTCTCTTAGCACGTCGGCTTCGCTCACATCGCGCAACAGTTCGCGTTTCAGCTCCATGATTTCAAGCAGGATTCGCGAAAGTTTGCGCGGCATAAAGATTGACGGCTTCCATTGAAAACGCTCAAAACTTCCGATATGGCAAGTCGCGGCATAAACAGCCTGCCCGCGTACGGACGAATACGTCTCCCGCACCCATAGCCTGTCGCTGACTTTATACTTGTCGAACCGCGGCTTGTAAACGCGCCTCGTCATGGTTTTATGCCCGTCGAGAATCGCCCGCACCATCGGGCTTGAAAATAATATCGGCCTATCCATTTTGCCTCACCTCCTCTTCCTTTGTCGCAAAGTACAAACTTTCTATTTTCGCCCGAAGATTGGCATTCTCCATTTTCAGCCGTTTGATTTCGGCGAAAAGTTCCTTCAAATTGTCCATTGTTTCATCAATGGACCAAAGGTCCTGGCGATTTTTCTTTCGCCTCTCATCGAGAACCTTGTTTATTCTTTCGTCAATTTCTGCTTCGCGCTGTTGACGCTCTTTATCTTTGAGTTCGCGCATTCTCAATTTTGCTAATTTATCAATATCGCAAATACCCATACCCTACCTTTCGTCGCCGTTGCCGTTGATTACGCCGCGGAATTGCCTGTCTCGCAGTTTAGCAATATTGATTTCCGCGACCTGTTCGAGCGTGTAGCCGTACTTGTCCGCGAGAACTGTCAAAGATTTAAGTATTCTGTGCACGTCCTGGTTTGCTATGAAACCCGAGATAATATATAGTTCTCCCGCATATTTCAAAAGGTCATAGATATAATATTCAATCTCCGATTCCGAGTAAAACGAACCCTTAACGCAAAAGTCAAAACCGTATTTTTCAGCAATATTTGCGACAAACCACAGTACATCGCCTAATTCCTTGATAAACGCCTTCTCATCAAATACGCCGTCTCGGATTTTCTTAGCGAGTTTTCCCGCGACTTCGCCGACTTCGGATATAAGCCCCAAATGTAAATACTCCGCGTTGTCAGATTCGGGAGTGCGGAACTTTACGGCCTCCTGTTGATATTCTTTCAAAGTCATTACTTGTCCTCCTTACATTTCCCAAGTGTAGACGTCGCCATCGATTGTCGGCTCAATGGCCCCACCAATCGGGCACGCTTGCCGGAAGCATAACCAATCATTATCGCACCGCGGGTCTTCCACCACATAACGGTCTTTAATTTTTTCAGGCAAAATTGCGATAAGTTTTCTCCTCTCCCATTCGTTATAATCGCAATCACGAACTTCGCACATTTTGCCGACTTTCAGTTCTCCTTCACCCTCATCAAATTGTTCGTCACTTATCCAGCGGATGACTTTTTTAAGGTATTCGTCGCGTTCGGCGTTTGCCTTAAAAAACCTTACGGAAATGACCGAATCGCCGCGTTCCTCTTCATCGCAAAGAAAAATACTGTCGCAACAAAGTTCGGGTCGTCCCGTGAGGACATGCTTGGAATAGCGGAAGTTTCCCTCTTGCTCCAATATTTGCATCGCAAGGGCTTTCTCGAATTTCACGAATTTGATTTTTAGTTTTTTACTCATAGATTTTTCTCCTTTTTGATTTTTTGAACATAAAGTTTCAGCTTTGAAAACGGAGCGTTGAAGCGCGCCGTGATGTCGTCGTATTCGGCCTTGTAATCGCGCAAAAGCGCGTCGTAGTCCGCCGATAAAACGGCCTTGTGCCTTTCCATTTCGGGGCAGAAATCAAGCGCAAAATCGCCCTCGTGAACCTTCCGGTACGCGAGCCTGAAATCTTCGAGCCCAAGCGCGCTTCCGTCCCGAGGCGGCGCGGGGTCGTCAAGGCTCGCGTCCAAGTAGCGGGCTTGGTTGAACCATCCTTGCGCGTTTTTGACGTAACCCTTGTCCTTGCCCGAGCAACAGACGCAATACGCCCGCACCCGTTCAAGCAAATACTCTTCGCCCAGCCCCTCGCGCAGACGCTTCAAAATGGCCTTGATTCCCTCCTGCTTGTCGTCTTTCTTCGGGTAGGCCTGCCATATCCTCTCCGCCGCCTCTTCAAGCTCTTTTTCTTTTTTATTTTTTTCTTTTTTTAAAGAAATAGAAGATGAAGATGAAGGGGTTGGATTTTGCTTCCCGCTTTGGTTGGAATTTGCTTCGCTTTTGCTTGAATTTTGGTTAAGCAAATTGGGGTTACCCCCCAGCTTTCCGCATTCAGCGCGCTTTCGCGACAGCTCCGCATCCCTCACCATTCTGCGGCAGTAGATGATTCCCGTCTCCTCTTCTTTCGACGCAACACCGTAGTCGAGCAGTTTGCGCAGTATTTGGACGTACCTTTGCCTGTCGAGTCCAAGCGAACGGGCGACAGCATCTTCAGGCATGGGAGTGCCAGTCCCGAAGACAAGTTTGCCCCTTTCAGCCGATTCGAACATTAAAAGCATCATCTCAAACCAAACGCCCCTTTCCTCGAACGACAGCGATTGCACGCCCGCGTCCCGTTTCCAGTCACCGGGATAGAATTGAAATGACGGTTGTTTTCCCATCTCCTAAAATTCCTCAAAGACCCACGCGCCCTTTTGCTTGCGCGCGGCGATAAATTTGAACGGGAAGAGTTCCGCGGCGGTTTTGATTTTCACGCGTGCGTCGTCCTCCCAAAAGCCCTTGACTTCGTGCATCTCAAACTCGCCGTCCGCGCGCAACACCATGAAGTCCGGCGTGTAGAACGTCCTGTCCGCGAGCCGAAGTTTGACGCATTCAAAGCGGTAGTCGGCGATTTCCCCGACGCCCTTCAACGCCTCCAATCTCGCCGCATATTCGGCTTCGAGCTTGTTCATCTCTCCGGACTTATGGAATGCATTGCGCGAAGCTTTCGCGCAAATTCGGGCTTTCCGAACTTTTAAGGATTCCTTAAGAGTTCCCGCAATTTCAGTTGTTCGGTTTTCCCGAACAATTGATTTTGCTCCCGCGCGCCTAAGCCCGAGCCTCGCAAGGTCACTTGCCGTCCATCCGCTCACGGAATCAGCCCCGCTTTCTTTTCTTTGCCTTCGAGCTCGCGGCGGGAAAGCTCCCGCGCGAGTTCCTCCTCTTCGGCTTCAAGCCCCGCAAGCTCGCCGCGCAACTCCATGATTCTCGCGCCGAGCTCTTCAAGCCTCTCTTTCATTTCGGAATCGCTCATTGCGCGCCCTCCAAGAGCTTGAGCGTCGGCGCGGTTTGCGAGTACGTCAAAAGCCCCTTGCTTTCAAGCAGCTCTTTGACTTCAAGGTCTGACGCTTTCTTGGTTTGCTTCCCGTTCGCGGCCTTGCGCTTGGCGTGGTAAAGCGTCTGCAACTTCGCAACTCCGACTTCGCACGCCGATACAAATTCCTCGGGCGTTATCCCGACGCCCTCGACCACCTCAAATATCCTGCCCGCGTCCCCGAGCTTCGCGCGCTTGGCGCCTGGCGCGAGCGCAAGCCCGCACTCCGCGTCGGGGTTCTCCGAAATGTACTTTTTGACGGCGGCCAAGACGTCCTCGCAATACTTCTTCACGAGCGTCGCGCGCTCGAACATCCGGCGGGCGTTGTGCGCGCCTATCGCCAGATTCGGCGTCGAAACCGCGAGCTTGTGCTGCGCCAAAATCGCCTCCTGCGCCGCTTTGCAACGATACGAGCTCGGGCAGTAGCCGCACCAGTAGCCGCACTTCGACTTGGGCTCTTCCGCCTCCATCGCCTCCTTGCACGCGGCGTTTATAGCCTCGCGCGCGGCGTCTATATCGGCTCTGGCGTATTCGCATTCGGTAATTCTGCGCGACTTGTCGAGCGCGCGCGGCTGGATTATCATTGCGCGGACACTGTCTACGAAATCGAAGTTGTCGGCTACTAATACCGCCATCGCCGCAAGCTGATAGTTGCTTTCTGCCCGCTCGACTTCGCCGCGCCCGAATTTGAAGTCTATTATCGTCGCGCGCCGCAGCTGTTGCTCCAATATCACAACGTCGCCTTGTCCGCTGAACAGCCCCGACTTCGCCCAAAGGCGTTGTTCGGTTTCAAGCCTGCAATCGTATTCGCAGGCGTCGCGCAACTTTACGACTTTTGTTACGGCGAAATCCACAAAGGCTCGCTGCTCTTCCGAAAGGCTGAAATATTCGTCAATCCCGCTTTCGTTTTCCTTTGCAGACTGTTTGTGCGGATGTGTCAAAAGCAATTCGCAGCACTTGTGCAGCTTTGTTCCCTCTTCCGCCGCCGCCGAACTCTCCGGCGTTTCCATGGCGTTGAGCCGGAAGCTCGCGGGGCAGTGGAATATCCGCGTCATGCGCGACGCCGAGGGGCAACCGCCCCTCGCGTCCGCAAGCTTGCTTGCGTCAGATTTCATCTCCGGAATCCTCCCGCGATATGAACTCTTTCACGGTTTCCCAAGCATTCAGAATCTTCTGAACTCCGAACTCGTCGAGCTTCCCTTTCACGAGAATGCCGCCCTGCCTGCGCGCCCACGCCATCAGCTGCGCCTCCGTCAAATTCTCGGAAGAAAGCTTTTCCATGAGAGCGTCGAACGCGCTTTCAGGCTTATCCGGCTTTTCCTCCGGCGGGTTTTCTCCCGCAGGATTCGCGGCTTCCGCATCGGCCTCTTCCGGCTTTTCCTCTGCGGGCGCCTCAACCGCCGTCTCGGGCTCGGGCGTTTTCGGCGCAAAAAGTTTCTGCTTCGGCGTCTCGACGACTTCTGCGTCTATATCTATATAGTCGCGCGCCTCCTCGTAAGTCCTCATCCCTTTGAGCACGTCGCCGAATGCGTCGCGCAAAAGGAAGCCGCGCGCTCGGAATTTCAACATTCGCGCCGGATACTGCGTCCACGGGCCAGGCTTACCCCATAGCCCCGCGGTCTTCGCGTCCGCGACAGTGAACGTCTCCGAATACTTTGAATTGTCGCCCTTGCGCTTGGCCGTCACGCAATAACCAAAGTCGTCTTTGCCTTTCGCGCCAACTTGTTTTTCCTCGTAAAATTCGAGCAGGCCCGAGCCCCTCACAAGCGCGAGCGCGGCGTCTCCGTATATTGTGGGACGCCCGTTGACTACCGCCGTGTTCTGCAAGGCCGCCATCGGCGAAAGCCCCACCTCGTAGCCCATCTCGACCGCGATTAGCACGCTCTCGGGCTTCTCCATCCCCTTCGGCGCGAATCCAGACTTGACCACACATTGCGAAAACCGCCACATGTCCTCGAGCGTCGAAAGCTGCAACCCCCTTGCGCTCAACGCTATTTGGCTCTTCTCCATTTGATTCTTCTGATTGGAAACTATCTCTTCGCTCATATCTCGGCCCTCCTATTTGACGTAATGAAGCGCAAGCCCCGTGTTTTTTGCGATTTTGCCGCAGACATCGCGGAAGCTTTCGAGAATCGTCTCTCGCAAATTTAAAAGCTTTATCGAGAATACGACCTGCCCGCCAGAGAGCTTGAAGTAAAAGCGCGCCTTGATTTTCAGCGGTTCGCCGCCCTCAAACGCCACAATCGAAAGCTCGACGGAATCCGGCACTTTTATTTTGCCGTTCGCGCCCACGCGCGCGTCCACGTCCTCGCGGTACGTGAGGTTGATTCCGCCGTCGCTCGAACGCTCCTTGCCCGAAAACGTGACGTTGTTTTTGACTTCGAGCTTTGTGGCGATTTCAAGAATTGTCGCCTGGTCGGGGCTCTCGAAACAATGCGCGCGCTCAAGCAAAAATTGGATAAATTCAGCCTGCGAAAGCGGGGTTTCGTTTATCTCTTTCCAAGCCTTAAAGTCCTCCGTCTCGCAAAGGCAAAAACGCGCGTTATGCTCTCCCGCGCCTCCTATCGCTTCGCTCGGAAAATTGCACTTGGGCGCATAGTCTATTGCGCAGTGAATGCCCGTCGCGCCGAGAGACGCAAACATCCGGCTTTCGTTTGCGTTCGCGTAGTCTTTCAAGTACGAAACAAAGCTTTCCGCGTCGATAAAAGTTATATCCGCCGTCGGCTTTTTTGCGTTCAGAAAGTCGAGCGGTTCTACCTTGACCCCATCGGGCACAAACGCGAAAGCGCGCGCGTTGCGGTTGCACAAGACTTCCTGCGATTTTGCTTCCACTCCTTGTTTGGCGAGGCGTTCGATTATTTGCGCCGCCGTATTTGTTTCATTCGCATCTTTCATTTTTTTATAATCTCCTTGTTTTCAAGTTGTTCTTCTTTTATCCGAAAAATTCGCTCACTTTCCTTCGTCGAATCCGAATACCGCCTGCCTCGGGTCGGAGCGGTGAAGCCCGCCGTTTTCCGACGCAAAAAACAAGCTCATCGGCTTCGGCGCGACGGGCGGCTTCGAGACGACCTCGGAGTGCACCGCCATCTGATTTACCGTTCCCTCATCGGGGAGATTTTGATTTTCAGGATTATCTCTCCGCCGCTTCTGACTTCGCCGACGGCCTGAACGAGTTCGTGCAATTTGTTTACATAATCCGGCACGAGCGTCCCCTCCGCCAGCGGCGCGAGAAATTGCGAAAGCTCGTTTACCGCCTGATTCGGCGGAGTATCCGCCTTTTTTATTGTTGACTTTGTTTCTTCATTCATTTTAGCTTCCTTTCGGTTTTTGATTTTTATTCATCTTCATAGAATTCCATTTTGATTCAGCTCTCGGGTATCTCCCCGAGGGCTTTTTTTGTTGGCGGCTTGCGCAAATGGCACTTGTCTATTGCGTTGAACTCTGCCTTTGTCATGCGAATATCTCCCTCATGCGCTTGGCGAACCTCTCGGCCCCGCGCTTCGCGGAACGGGAAGAGGAATACTCGCCAACGAACATTTCGATAGGTTCTTCAATATACAAGTAATAGCCTTGCGTAATTATAAATACGTGTTTGACGCCAATGAATCCCATCCATTCGCTCGGGCGGGTTCCCTTTATCCACACTATCGCGGGCGCGGCTTTCGTTTTTATTTTCGTTTTCTTCAT